TCTTTGAACTCCCGTTTAGATAGATCTACTAACCCGACGTGGGCTATATAGAAGAATCTACGGTATCTTCAGACTCATGTATTTATAGTAATCACTTTCGGAGGGATTCGACCCAAAGTGGACTGCCAAAGGTTACGAAGACGGGATTGTTAGTCCCTACGCTTCCCTGGCAGCCCAATGAGGGGCTATCGCTCGTACTCCACAATTACCAAGCGCTTAAAAGCACTTACAAGGGTCCTACTCGTCTAAAACCTTGTCTCGTCCTCAGCTCCAAAAGCTCAAGTGGCAACCAAGAGGGCCTCGCGTAGGGGGATCTGAGACTCAAACTTTCCAGTCTGAGGATCCACGCCTTCGAAGAGACCAACCCGTTCACCACCCCAAGTCCTGCAGAGTTGTTCAGTCTCTGCATGAAGGACCTTAGTTGAATCAACCTTATAGTGACAGCGGATTGCTCCGGGCCACAAGTAACTCAACTCCCCTGGTTTCGCGGAAGGTGTTTCCACCACCGAACTAGCTGCCCCATCGTGAATATTTACAACGGTGATAGCAAGCAGGGGACCGTCTTCACGGTCAAGATCCTCCATTTCCCACGATCCAACGTCCTCTACGCACTCTGGTACAGGATGCTCCGAAAGTCCAAGCCTGGTAGCGGCAAGCCGCGCAAGCATGGATTGAGGCCTCTCATAATTAAATGGAAGGCTTGCACTGCCTCTCTGGAGGCACGGAGACCCAAAGCGAATAGCGCTTAGGGTAAGGATTTCAGACCAATCGATCATGAGTTCAACGGGAGGCGCCCAGGTACGCGCCTTCTCTTGAGATAAGGGATGTAGGGCAAGATCGTCGCCCACTACCTTATAAGCTTTCCGTTGTACCCTCCACAGGTGTTGGTTCAGAGCAGTGATCTGGGCAAGCCAATTAGCATTTTCGATGCTTTTGCCTACCGGAGCACACCCATTCGCCTGCCGACCTCTGGTCCCCTCCTTCATCCACGAGGCAGTCCGCTGCCCGGTGGTGAACCTTGTCCATCTCTGCACCCAGCTATCAAGGACGAAAGCTAGACGAAGTGACGAACCAAGATCACTTTTCTCGCGTGTGACTGGGAAACCCCAATTTTCAATCATGAGATCCATACGATCACGTTCCTCATAATGATTTGGGAAGAAGTCAGAGTAGTATTTCTCGCTCTCCGCTAGTGTCTGGTCTAACCAAGACTTCCTAGTGAACTTGGGATACGAGAGGAGTTTCGCTCGACGCTTTTCATTAAGACAAGAAATGTAAGCGTGGAATTTGAGTTCCCTTTCAGGGATCTCTCGAGCTTCAGGGTCAGGGAGACCCACTCCACCAAGATGTTCGGATGCTGTCCAGGACACACCCGACGGAACAAGCTTCAGGACTTCGTGATGATACAATACGAAAGCCTGTAGCCATCTCTTGGCAACACTCCCCGGGATACCCTCAACGAGTTCCCGTGCACGCGCACCGAGCTGCCACCAGCCCATTGTGGGTTTCAGGTCTTTCCCAGCATCCTGTCCCTTCTTCTCAAACCCGCGCAACAGCGCTTGATTCAGGAAGCCAACGTATTTCCAAGTTGGTAGACGCAAGGCAGGCACACCGTCAATAGTCCGAGGACCATACTCGACGACGCGCACAAGCCTGCACTCAGAGTTCATGATGAGGAAGAATGGCG